TTTGGGTAGAACAACTCACACAATATGGGGATTTCGACAGAACACTACACAAAACTAAAAAATATATTAGAGAAAGTCGTTATAAACCTACGATTGCACAAATCATTGATCGTAAACCACCAGAAATGGAAAGTACAGTGATACCAGAAGAACAGACTGATAAATACAGAATGCAGCACGATAAAGAATTTAGAGAGAAAAGGCAACAATTAAGAAAACAATGGCAAAAGATGAAAGAAGATTGGGGGTTAGATGATGAGTATTGATGTATTGAGTACCGAAGAATCTATAATATCTAACCTCATGCGTAATCCAGAATTACTAGGTAAATTCAGGTTAAAGCCTGAAATGTTTACTGATGAGAAATTAAGAGTGTTCATTGAGTATGTGTTAGAGCAAGGCAAAGTCGATGTAAATCAAATCTACTTTAAAAGTCGTGACGATAATGAATTTATATCTACTGACCGATTAGGTCGTTTATACAATTCAGACGGCACTGACAAGGCGTTTTTTATGGACGACCAATTGAATCTATTACAAGAATACGTCTTGTCACAGGCTCGTGAGAAGCTTACAGAGTATCAATCAATGCCAAGTAAAGAAAATTTTAATTATTTGGTAGAAGAATTAGAGAAATTAAAAGGTATGACAATAAAAAAAGCAGACGCTACTGATAGTTTTCTAGCTGAAGTTGTAGAAAATATTCTATCTGATGAACCAAAACAATTTATTAAAACTGGTATTGCTTCTATAGATAACAAAATCATTGGTTTTGAACCAGGTCAGTTGAATGTATTAGGTGCAAGACCTTCGTTAGGTAAAACTTCTCTTGCATTAACAATGATGTGGAATATCGCGCAGCGTGGGTACCCTACAACGTTCTTTAGTTTAGAAACTGGAGGTAACAATATCGTTGAGCGATTAGTTGCAACAATAACAAATATTCCGCTATCTAAAATCAAGCAAGGTAACGGTTTGAACGATGATGAAGTTTCATCGGTAATGTCTGCTATAGATCAAATTAAAAAATGTAATTCTTTAAAGATTGAGGACCAAGCACAAATGACACCACAAGATGTTAGAGAAGTTGCTTCTCAAAAAACAGACAAACCTCATGTAATATTCATTGATTATCTTACACTCATGCAGTCAGATGTACCTCAGCGTGATAGACGATTAGAAGTTGAAAAGATTTCTCGTGATTTAAAAATTATAGCTAAAGAAACAGGTTGTATCATTATCGCACTATCTCAATTAAGTAGAGGTGTAGAAAGTCGTAGTGATAAACGTCCGATGATGTCTGATTTAAGAGAAGCAGGAGGAATTGAGCAAGACGCGAATATGATTTTCTTCTTATACCGTGACGATTATTACGACCAAGACCAACAAGACAACATTACAGGCAAGTCGGAAATTGAATTCATTATTTCTAAAAATAAAGACGGAGAAACAGGGGTGGCACACCTTGATTTCTACAAGAAAACGCAGAGGTTTTATGGATGAAAGTTTATGAGTATCAGCAACTTTTAGGTTTTATGTATCGAGAGGATTATAAAGAAGATCCAATCATAGCCAAAATATTAATCGAGTCTGGGTGGGCAGTTAAAAGGCTTCTTGATACTGGAGCCATTAAACCCTTTGACGATTACGAAGAAGTGAAAGAGTTAATCATGAATGAAACGAAGTGGAGAGATAAAAATGGCAATTATCGAAAAGTATTACCTTTATAGACCAGACGGAACAGAAGAGATAAAAGTAGAAAAACGCGAATCTAATTTGAACATCGTTAAATCACTCACAGGCGCTCATTTTAGCGAAGAAAGTAAAAAGATGACTGATAGTGAGTTGAAACGTTTCAAGGGTGTATACGAACTTCTATACGAAGAAGAACTAGGGTTACAAGCAACGATATTCGATATGTAGGAGTGACAACGTGAGTAAATACAATGCTAAGAAAGTTGAATATAAAGGTTTTGTGTTCGATAGCAAAATTGAATGCGACTACTACCAATATTTAGAACGTAACTTAGGTAAGGGATATGACCATATAGAGTTGCAACCTAAGTACGAATTACAACCTAAATTTGAAAATTTCAGATCTATTAACTATGTAGCAGATTTTGCTTTATGGAAAGATGGCAAGCTAATCGAAGTGATAGATGTAAAAGGTATGCCTACTCCAGAAGCCAAAATAAAATCAAAGATATTTAGATATCAAAACAGAGAAGTACCACTCACGTGGATATGTAAAGCGCCTAAATACACAGGTCAAGAGTGGATAACGTATGAAGAACTAATTAAGGTACGCAGAAAGCGTAAGAAGGAGAAGATGAAGAATGGTAAAGATTAAGAAGAGAGTAGCATTAGGACCTAAAGCATTTTTAATGGAATTATTGAAAAAGGAAGAAACTGAAGTGGAGTTGGACGGTTATACGTTTAATTACAACGAAGAAAACTACTCATTCGACCCAGAAATAACTGCAAATGAAGTTATAAGTTATGACCCGCATTCAGGCACTTTCACTGTCGAAGTTGAGGAAGAAATTACGGAAGAAACAATACTCCCTATGTGTTTACAAATCAATTTTGATCGAAAAAGCGGCAGAGATGTAGCAGTTATTCGTGAAAATCAGTCGATTAAAAACATTGTTGATAAGAATATTGAACATTTTATAGATACAAGAACTATTCATCTAATCAACGATGATGGAACGCATACACTCATCTGGAAAGATGGCGAATTGGTCGGTGATGAGTAATGGCTAACAGAGAAGAAACAGTCACAGTCGAAGCAACAATGAAAGTTAGATGTAAATACCCAGTATGGATAAATAATCGTATTACGAAAGAAGAAGAAAAAGAGCGCATTTTAGATTTAATCAGTAAGAACCCTGAAAAAGAGTTAATGAGTGAAGATTTTAAATTAATTGAATTGGTAGAGGTGGAGTAAATGGAATTAGCAAAGAATAGAACGATTGAATTTAAAAATAATAGATTATATTACGTTGTAAAAACTGAAGAACAGAAACACTTATTGCCAGTTGAAGATGTACACGAAGCTGAATATACAGGCACACCTTGGAAGCTCATTGTAAGACGTATTAAGTATTCTGGTTATAGTCCTGAAGAAGCTTTATTCGAAGATTATAACGAACAAGACACAGAAACGAAAGAGAGAAAACGACTATCTCAATTAGAACATGAGGACAGAATGAGGTTAGTAAGACTAGAACGACAAAAAGAATTGGACCTAAGACGTAAGAAACCGCATTTATTTGAAGTTCCTCAAGTACATTCTCGTAGCGAATGGTGTACGTACCTTATGGAGAATGACATCTTCCCTAGAAAGGCGGTTAGATCATGAGTATTAAAGATTTGAATAGAGGCGATAGAATCAGAATCCAAGAAGTTAACGGTGTTGAAATTACAGTGCAAATAAAAAATGTTTATCGTTTAGTTCAGTCAAGTCTTGATATAGATAGATGGGTTGCTGATGTAGAAGCAATTGACGGGAGAACTTGGACTATTGATGATTGTTATGATTTTTACTCATTACCTAATGGAAATGAAGGAACTAAAAAGACATTAGATGACAAGGTTAACCACCCGTCGCATTACACGTATGGAGATATGGAAATTATAGACTTCATAGAGCAAGTCACTAAAGATTACAAACCAGAGTTAGCATTTGCGATTGGTAATGCAATCAAGTATATAAGTCGAGCTAATCGTAAGAACGGTAAAGAAGATTTAGACAAAGCACGTTGGTATCTAAACAGAGCATTTGAGAAGTGGGAGGGTTAATGAAATGAGAAACACATTGACAGATTTAAACAATCATTTATTTGCACAATTAGAAAGATTAAGCGATGAAGATTTAAAAGGCGAAGAATTAAAAGAGGAGTTACAAAGATCTAGTGCAGTTTCTAAAGTAGCTCAAAATATCATTAATAATGGCAGTTTAGTGCTGCAAGCACAAAAGTTTAAAGATGAAAAATTAGATGCAGAATCAGAAATCCCTAAGTTGTTAGGAGAGTAATAGCCATGAGACATGTATGGACTGATGAGCATGAAAAATATATTCGAAATAACATCAAAGGTAAAACTAAGAAAGAAATGACGGAAATGTTTAATAAGGAGTTTGGCACTGATGTTACTACAGATAAAATGAAAGGTTTTTGTTCGAGAAAAAGGATAAGAAGTGGGGTTGATTGTAAGTTTAAAAAAGGTGTGCCTTCTTGGAACAAAGGTGAAAGCTTTCCTTCCAGAGGTAGAAGCGCTGAAACTCAATTTAAGAAAGGACAAAAGCCCGATAACACATTTCCTTTAGGAACGATAAAAATCACTACTGACGGTTATAAGTTTATAAAAATCAAAAAACGAGGTTCTAAAAACGAATGCTGGAAACAATACACACATTATTTATGGGAACAAAAGCACGGACCTGTGCCCAAAGGATATTGTTTAATACATTTGAATCAAAACAGGTCAGACTGTAGCGAAGAAAATATAGCATTGGTAAGTCGTAAAGAATTAGTACGTATTAACAAACTTAATTTAACTTCAACTGATCGTAACTTAACTAAAGCAGGAATCAACTTTGTTAAATTATTAAACAAACAAAAAGAAGTTAAGGACAAAATAAATGCTACTAAGTGATACGGTATCCCAACGATACAGATACAACACACAAGGTAAGACGCCTACAGAAATACAACAGGAGTTACGACAGATAGGTGTTAAAGGCTTTGTGGTTAAAGTAGCAGGAAGCAGAGTGACGATGAAAGTTGAGAAAGAAAATATAAGAAAGAATAGGGAGTGTATGAGGAATGGCAGAAATAACTAAAGAACAATTATTAGAATTTATCAAGAATAAAGACTTAGATTTAGACGAAAGCTATCCGCGTAGTGATTGGTGGAAGTTCAGAGATGAACGTGACTCATACAAGAAACAACGTGATGAACTCATCAATGATATGGCAGAAATTAAAAAGAAGGCAGAGGCGTTTGATGAGATATTGGAAACGGCAGAGGAAGACTGTTGGGCAAAAGAGTTCACAGCTTATGTATTTCAAATAATTGATAATTACAAGGAGACCAAACGTGAAGGATAAAGAATATAAACGTGCATGGCTAGAGTTGAAAGGAAAGAAGTTACAAGAATATATGAAAGTACATCGCTCAGTAAATCAAATTATAAAACCTAACAATCAGTATCATTTATTTCAAATAGCTAACGCAATGGTAATTAAAAACGAATTAAATCGAGATTTAAAATACATGGACGAACTAGACGGAACGCATGAGTTTCAAAATTTATTAAGTGATTTGGAGGCTTGCAATGGACAATAGAGAGTTTATCCAACGCTGCATAGTATCATCTACAGCTTTTACAGGACACGATGGGTGTTTACTAATCAAAGAGCTTAACGAAGTATATCGCAAGGCAGAGTTGTACGACAAAATAGTGGAAAATAATTCAAAGAGTTTAGTAGAAAATGGAGGAACAATAAATGACTAAAGAACTAGAAATTAAATTATTATCAGAAAACGCGACTATGCCTAAGAGAGCAAATTCTACAGATAGCGGATTAGATTTGTATGTATCAGAAACGACAACAATCAAATCAGGAGAAACAAAAGCAGTTAAAACAGACGTAGCTATTAATTTAACTCATGGATATGAGGCGCAAGTGAGGCCTAGATCAGGTAAGTCACTAAAAACAAAGTTACGTGTAGCATTAGGAACAATAGACCAAACATACAATAAAGAAATCGGTATTATCACAGATAACATAGGTGATGAAGATATTACAGTAGAAAAAGGAGAAAGGCTAGCGCAGTTAGTTGTAGCACCAGTTGTATATCCTACACCCAAACAGGTTGATTGGTTTGAAAATGAAAGTGACAGAGGTGCATATGGAAGCACAGGAGAATAAAGATATATTAGAAAAAGTAAAAGAGGTGCTGGGAAAGTGAAATTATTAAGTTTAATTGCAATCGGTTTTTTGACAGTGATTCTAGGTTGGTTTATTGAATGTAAATTTAAGACCAAATTTTTAAATGCAATTAGTGAACTCGCAGGGGTGTTTTTGATTGTCGTGGTATTACTAATCGGACATCATTCCGATAACTCATTGACAGCAACTGTTATGATACTTGCATTATTCTTATCGATTAGAAAAAAACATGTGATTAATAAGGAGTGATACCATAAAATGCCATTAGATAAAACAAGAGTGTTAATGATGAACGGTATTTATAAAGTTGATGGAAAAGATAATAATGATGAATTCATTCAATATAATGATTTCCTTAAGCGTAAAACTTTCTTTCAATGTCCTAAATGCAAAAGTTTAAATGTAGAGGTTGATAATTTATTTGTTGAAAAAATTGCATTTAATAATACTAAACGATGCTTAGACTGCGGTTATTTAGTTGTATCTGATTTTCAAGGAGGAGAAGAATGATCAAACACATTTCGAAACTAATATTCACATTGGCGATGTATGAAATCGGTAAGTTTTTAGGCAGAGAGTTGTATTATAAGTTAACTGCTAATGATGAGGTGGAAGTACCTAAGGACTTCGACGAGAATGACCACGCTCATTTGAATGGCATATACGGAGGTTATTAACAATGTGGGGCGTAATAGCAATCATTATATTGGTGTTGCTTCTGTTTGGTTCATTGCTTGAACAGAATGATCTAAAACATCAGTTAGAAGTGAAAGATTATGAGATTAAGACCTTGAAAGATAAGTTGGAGAATGGAGGGTAAGTGATGTTTTATAAATCCAAGTGGATTAAATTAAAAACTCTAGTTCTTAGTTTAATTTTGATGATGCAAAACGATAAAGACCGTAGTACCCATGTTAAAATCGGTGAAATTGTAGCTTTAGAAAGTATATTAAGTAAAATGGATGAATATGACGGCGGTAATGATTTTCAAAATTTAAAGTATGAAGAATACAAAAAGCGAATTAATAAAAAAGGAAACTAAAGGAATGGAGGGTAAGTATGATAACGATTGAACGACACGATATAAAGAAACTAGAAGATTATATCAAGAACATAGAGCGTTACAGACGAGAGTTAAAAGTAAGAGAGTATGAATTGTTAGAGAACCACGAACCCGAAAATGTAGGTGCAGGTAAAAGTAATATACCAGGTAATCCTATTGAGAGAGAATCAATTAAGAAGTTAAGTGACAATCGTTATAACAACTTACGTAATATTGTAAAAGGTGTAGATAAGCTTATATATGAATCAGATGAAGATACACAAGACTTAATGCGTTTGAGATATTGGGAATGTCCAATAGGTTGCAGTGAGTGGGAGGATATAGCTGACTACTTCGGTACAAGTAAGACGAGTATATTAAGACGACGCGACGCTATGATAAATAGATTGGCAGAATTTATAGGTTATGTGTAAGGTGGACTTTTGAAGTGTGTAAGTCCGTTTATAATCGGTGTATTATGATATTGTAAGAATTACCTCACAAGACATAGTGTTTATCCTTTCGCACTATGGTGAGGTATTCAATATCGAAGTGATTGGATAAGTGTTTATCGTCCTTGATTAGACGTTGCACATCCGATTGCTTAACTATCCGTCAGAGTGGCGGGTAGTTTTATTGAATCTTACAACACGGCTTCCGATACGATGATATGAATACTTGACATGTAATTTTTCTCCTCCCTTAATTAGTTATCCGTGAGAACACACGGGTAACTTATTTTTATGTATTGATGTGACATAGAGATGTGACATGAGTACATAAACTCAAATAAATAACAAAACATAATCATTAGGCACTGTTTACGCAGTGTCTTTTTTTATACGTCAAACAAAGGTGTTTAACCGTGAGAGTAGGTGGTAATATACGATGACGAAACTGAATCTTAAACAACAAACATTTGTTGATGAGTACATTAAGACAGGTACTGCTTATCAATCGGCAATTAGGGCTGGTTATAGTGAGAAGTACGCAAAATCAAGTAGTCATAAATTGTTGGAAAATGTGGGAATAAAAGCAGAAATAGACAAACGAATGGAAAAACTGAAAAAAGATGCAATTGCAGACCAAGACGAAATACTTCAATATCTTACTTCTGTATTACGTGGAGAGGTAACAGACCAAGAGTTGATACCCATTCAGGTTGGCAGAGGTCAAATGGATGTAGAAGAGCTAGAAAAAAGGTCAGATACTAACGCTAGAACTAAAGCTGCAGAATTATTAGGTAAACGATATATGATGTGGACAGACAAGCAACAAATCGAAACAACTGCGACGGTACAGTTCAATGACGATATCGATTAATCTATCCGAACTGTTACCTAAACACTTTCATAGCTTGTGGAAAGCGACTAAAAATAGAGAGAAGCTTAACATAGTAGCTAAAGGTGGACGTGGTAGTGGTAAGTCCTCTGATATATCTATTATCATTACACAGTTAATCATGCGTTATCCTATGAATGCAGTTGTAGTACGTAAGACAGACAATACATTAGCTACATCAGTATTTGAGCAAATTAAGTGGGCGATAGAAGAACAAAAGGTGTCGCACCTGTTCAAAGTTAAAGTGTCGCCAATGGAAATCACGTATGTTCCTAGAGGGAATCGGATTATCTTTAGAGGGGCGCAGAACCCTGAGCGATTAAAGTCGTTAAAAGATAGTCGATTCCCTTTTTCTATCATGTGGATAGAGGAGTTAGCAGAATTTAAGACAGAGGATGAAGTTACTACAATTACTAACTCTATGTTACGTGGTGAATTAGATGACGGATTATTTTACAAGTTTTTCTTTAGTTATAACCCGCCTAAAAGAAAACAATCGTGGGTTAACAAAAAATACGAAACCTCATTCCAACCGGATAATACGTTCGTACACCATTCAACGTACTTAGATAACCCTTTTATATCTAAACAGTTTATACAAGAGGCAGAGAGTGCGAGAAAACGTAACGAACAACGTTATCGTTGGGAATATATGGGTGAAGCTATTGGTAGTGGTGTTGTGCCGTTTAACAACCTACAAATAGAGAAGATACCTGATGAGTTGTATAAGAGCTTCGACAACATACGTAATGCTGTAGACTTTGGATACGCTACTGATCCGTTAGCTTTTGTACGTTGGCACTATGACAAGAAGAAACGTATTATCTACGCAGTTGATGAACACTATGGTGTACAAATAAGCAATAGAGAGTTTGCTAACTGGTTAAAGCGTAGAGGTTATCAATCTGATGAGATATACGCAGATAGCGCTGAACCGAAGTCTATTGCAGAGCTGAAACAAGAACACGGTATCAAGAGAATTAAAGGTGTAAAAAAAGGTCCTGACAGTGTAGAACACGGGGAACAATGGCTTGATGATTTAACTGCTATTGTGATAGACCCTAACAGAACGCCTAATATAGCGAGAGAATTTGAGAATATCGACTATGAAACTGACAAAGACGGCAATGTTAAACCGAGATTAGAGGATAAAGACAATCATACGATAGACGCCACTAGATACGCCTTAGAGCGTGACATGAGGCAGAATAAACTTAGCATACTTACGTAAACGAGGTGATTAGCATTAACTGGCCATGGGACAAACCATATCACGAACAAGTGGTAGAACAAATCAAACCGAAGTATGAAACGCAAGAAGAAATGATATTGCGCTTAGTTAGAGAGCATAAAGAGAATATAGACAATATCACAATGGGCGAAAGATATTATAATCATCACCCAGATATATTAGACGCTCCTTTCAAAAGAGATGTGAACGGCGACTACGACGAAACTAAACCAGACTGGCGCATGTATACTAACTACCATCAAAACTTAGTAGACCAGAAAGTAGCATATGCAGTTGCTAATCCTGTGACATTTGGTGTAGATAATGACAAAGCATTAAAACAAATACAACACACACTTAATCACAAGTGGGATGACAAATTAGTGGATATATTAACTGCTGCAAGTAATAAAGGTATCGAATGGGTTCAACCTTATGTAGATGAAGAGGGAGAATTTAAAACGTTTCGTGTACCTGCAGAACAAGCTGTACCTATTTGGACTAATAAAGAAAGAGATGAACTGCAAGCGTTTATCCGTGTATATGAATTAGACGGAGCAGAACGCGTTGAGTATTGGACTAAAGATGATGTGACATTCTATGAGTTGAAAGAAGGACAACTTATCCATGATTTCTATCGTAGTGAAGATCATATACAACCTCATTATTATCAAGGTAATAAATTGATGAGTTGGGGGCGTGTTCCTTTTATTCCGTTCAAGAACAACCCACAAGAAGTATCTGACTTATTCATGTACAAAACCATCATAGACGCGTTAGATAAGCGATTATCAGACACACAAAACACTTTTGACGAATCAGTAGAGTTAATCTATATCTTAAAAGGTTATGAAGGTGAAGATATGAAAGACTTCATGCATAACCTAAAATACTACAAAGCAATTAGTGTTGCAGGAGAAAGTGGTTCTGGCGTAGATACTATCAAAGTAGAAGTGCCTATCGACTCTGTTAAGGAATACACGAAGATGTTACGTGATTACATTATAGAGTTTGGGCAAGGTGTAGACTTCCAACAAGATAAATTTGGCAATAGTCCAAGTGGTATTGCACTTAAATTTATGTACAGTAACTTAGACTTAAAAGCTAATAAATTGAAGAACAAAACACTTACTGCATTACAAGAGTTGTTGCAGTACATTATCGACTTCTACAGATTAGATGTGAAAGTGCAAGACATCGAGATTACATTCAACTTCAATGTAATGGTTAATGAGTTAGAAAACTCTCAAATCGCTATGAATTCTACAGGGTTATTATCTAAAGAAACTATTCTTGGTAATCATTCGTGGGTACAAGATCCTGTGGCCGAAATGGAGAGAATAGAACAAGAAAACATAGAACTCAATCAACAACTCCCTGACATTGAGGAGGGATTGAATGACGAACAACAAAGACAATCCGAAAATAACCAATCAGAATGACATAGATAACTACATCGACAAACTGGTTAATCAAGCAGAGAAAGAAATCGAAATACTATTTGCTAAACGTTTGAAAGAAATCAAACAGATTATTGCGAATATGTACGAAAAGTACGATAGAGATGAACCGCAAGTAACGTGGACTGAATTTAATAAATACAACAGGCTCAACAAAGAACTTAATCGTATAGGACAGATGTTATCTCAAGACTACAGAGAAGTCGCTAAGGCTATCAAACAATCACAACAGAACGTCTATATCGAAAAGTACATGATGAGCCTATTTTTGTATGAAGTAGCAAGTCAAACGTCAATGAACTTTGATATACCTACTTCGCAGACAATACAGACGGCAATTGAACAACCTATTGAGTTTATCAAGTTAGTACCTACACTACAGAAACATCGTGATGATACATTGAAGCGTATTCGTATGCATATCACACAAGGTATTATGAGTGGCGAGGGCTACTCTAAGATAGCTAAAGCGTTAAGAAACGATTTAGGTATGTCAAAAGCTCAATCAGTAAGAGTGGCGCGTACAGAAACAGGACGTGCATTGTCACAAGCAGGATTAGATAGTGCAATGGTAGCTAAAGATAATGGACTCGATATGAAGAAACGTTGGTATGCTACTAAAGATACACGCACACGTGATACACACAGACACTTAGACGGCACTTCAGTCGATATTGAAGATAACTTTCATTCTAGTGGTTGTGTAGGTCCTGCACCTAAGTTGTTTGTAGGTGTGGCTAGCGCAAAAGAGAACATCAACTGTCGTTGTAAGTTGCTTTACTACATAAATGAAGATGAATTACCTACAACGATGAGAACTAAAGAAGATGGCGTAATACCTTTTACTAACTATAGAGAGTGGGAGAAAGAGAAACGGAAAGGTGGTGCTTGATTATGGAGTTTAATGTGAAGGTTAATGTTGATGCTGATGAAGCAATTGAGAAATTAGAACGTATCAAAAAACTATACGAAGAAATTAATCAATTAAAGAATGATAGACCAGTTGTAAAGGTAGGAATAAGCAATGAAGCCGATGTAGAACAAATTAGAAGTTATATCAATGAGAAAAATGTTGAAAATGCAAACTTTAACTTATTCTAGCTAACACTTAATTGTGTTGGCTATTTTTTATGCCCAAATCATGCTCAAGGCGTTAAAAGGTGCAAACTCATGGTGGATAAGACCACCGTAATAAAAAATGTGAGGAGTAATACAAATGAAAAGAGAATTTTTACGTGGTTTAGGTCTTGAAGAGGAAACAGTTCAAAAGATTGTAGATGAACATCATGACACTTTGCGTGATTTTAAAAATAAAGCTGAAAAGACAGAATCATTGCAAGAGCAACTTGATAAAGCAAACGAAGAACTGACTAATCGTGACAACCAAATCACAGAACTTCAAAAAGCTAAGGACGGGGATAACCAAGAACTTAAAGATAAGTTATCAAATTATAAAAAAGAAAATGCCCAGTACCAAGCAGAAATGAAGCAATTAAAACTTAATAACGCTGTTAAGTTGGCAGTTGCTAAAGACGCAAACGACGCTGACGACATTCTAGCTTTCATCAACAAAGACGAGTTAGAACTACAAGACGACGGCAATGTTAAAGGTTTAGATAAAGCGATTGAATCGTTAAAAGAGTCTAAACCTTATTTATTTGCTGAAAGTAAACCAAGTGGACGCACACCAGATGACGGCAAAAACGTAAATGGTGGGATTACACAAGAAGAATTTAACAATATGAGTGTCGCAGAGAGAACTAATCTATTCGTTAACGATAGAAAAACTTACGACACTCTAATAAACAATTAGAAAAGAGGTAATAACATATGGCACAAGGAACAACAACTAAAAGTACACAAATCGTTCCAGAAGTATTAAAACCTATGATGCAAGCAGAATTAGATAAGAAATTGAGATTTGCACAATTTGCAGACATTGACAGTACATTAGTAGGACAACCAGGTGACACTTTAACTTTCCCTGCATTTGTTTACAGTGGCGATGCTACAGTAGTACCTGAAGGACAAAAAATCCCTGTAGACAAAATTGAAACTAACAGACGTGAAGCTAAAATTCATAAAATCGGTAAAGGTACTGATATTACTGATGAAGCTTTATTGTCTGGTTATGGTGACCCTCAAGGAGAAGCAGTACGTCAACACGGTTTAGCTATTGCTAACAAAGTAGATAATGACGTATTAGAAGCTTTACGAGGTACTAAATTAACTGTAAGTGCAGACATCGGCACATTAGCAGGCTTAGAAGCTGCTATTGATACATTTGACGATGAAGATTTAGAACCAATGGTATTATTCATTAACCCTAAAGACGCTGGCAAGTTACGTTCTAGTGCTTCTTCAAACTTCACTCGTGCGACTGAATTAGGCGATAACATTATCGTTAAAGGTGCATTTGGTGAAGCTTTAGGTGCAGTAATTGTACGTTCTAAGAAATTAGATGAGGGCGAAGCTATTTTAGCTAAACGTGGTGCAGTTAAATTAATCACTAAACGTGATTTCTTCTTAGAAACTGACCGTGATCCTTCAACTAAAACAACTGCTTTATACAGTGATAAACATTATGTAGCATACTTATATGATGAATCTAAAGCAGTTAAGGTTACTAAAGGCGCAGGAACTACAGACTCAGGCGCATAAAAGGAGGTAGTGACGTATGTATAAAGTAATCGAATACTTCACAGACTTACAAGATAACAACTACGAATATAACGTTGGAGATACGTTCCCTCGTAAAGGTTTAAATGTAAGTGATGAGCGATTAACTGAACTATCCACAAAAGAAAACCGTCAAAACAAGCCCCTTATTGAACGTGTAGAGAGCGACAAAGACTTAAAAGGTATGAAAGTATCAGAATTAAGAGAACTCGCTAAAGAGCGTGAAATAGAGGGCTTTTCTAGTATGAAAAAAGATGAACTCATTGAAGCATTAGGAAGTGTTGAGTAATGAACGCACAAGACGTTAAATTATTAAACAATCTCTCGCTCGATGATACTTCAAATGACGAAACAATCGAATTACTTATTGAAAAGTATCTGAATGTAGCTGAAGAATATTGTAATCAAACATTCAATAGGAAGTCATTACCTAGTAATGTAGAGAAATTCATTGCTAACTGTATTAAACAAGGTACGACTAGCAATATTTCTTCACGTACTATGGGTACTGTGAGCTACACTTTCGTTACTGATCTACCTAAGGAAACATACGGTTACCTTAAATCATTTAGACGCTTACGTTGGACTGGTTATCATGTTTAATCCATTAAATGAGTTTCCTCATACAATCGAATTAGGCTCAAGAGAGGTTGTAGGAGAGTATCCACGTGAACAAGAGCGCTTTAAGAGCGAAAAAACAATACAAGGATTTATGGATACGCCTACTTCATCTGAACAACTCAAGTTTCATCAAATGAACCAATCATACGACAGAAACCTATATACGCCGTACAGCCTGCCAATAACTAACACAAACTTATTTAAATACAACGGTAAAACTTACGAAGTAGTAGGAGAACCTGTCGACCAAGGCGGACAACAAGAAATCAATCTTACTCGGTTGAAAGAGTGTCCTATTGGCTAAGGTTAAATATGGCAATTGGGAATTAGTTAAGGAACTTGAGGAGTTTGAAAAAGAAATGATTAGATGGGCTAAAAAAGGTATAGCCAAGACAACAACAATTATTCACAATTCAATAGTTAGTAACATGCCTGTTGATACCGGTTATCTTAGAGAAAGTGTTTCTATGGACTTTAAGAAGGGCGGATTAACAGGCGTTATTAATATTGGTAGTGAGTATGCAGTGTACGTCAACTACGGTACAGGGATATACGCAGTCGGTCCAGGTGGTAGTCGTGCAAAGAATATCCCGTGGCGTTACAAAGACGCAGACGGACATTGGCACACAACTAAAGGGCAACATGCACAACCTTTCTGGGAACCAGCAATTGATGAAGGTAGAGCGTTTTTCAATAAGTATTTTTCATAAGGTGGTTAAGATATGTGGGTATCAGTAGAACGGTATCTGTTCAACAAGATATATAACAAATTAAAGAGCAACCCTATCGTCAGTAAACAACTAGGCGGTAGGGTTTTTGATTGCGTTCAAAAAGACGCTGTTTACCCATATATCGTTGTGGGTGAAACAAACGTCACTAATAAAGAAACGACAACGAGTATGTTTGAAGATGTAGGCGTAACCTTACACGTGTATAGTCAAGCGAGAAATCGTGATGAAGTAGCACAAATCATTCAGTTTTTAGGTCATGTACTTAACACTGAATTTGAAATCGAACATTACTCATTTATTAAAAGTCGGATTGATACACAAGAAGTGATAACTGACATAGATCAGTACACAAAACACGGTATCATCCGGCTTGTTTTTAAATACAGACACAATACTTTACAAAGGAGTGTAACGAATGGCGCAGAATAAATACATTGCAGCGTTACAAATTGCTGACAAAGATTTAGCAAGTCAGTTAAAAGAAGAAGATGCTATTCTGTTAGCTAGTTTAGCTGAAGGTGGACACACAATCAGTAATGACTTAGCTGAAATGATTACAGGTGGCAAAAAAGACTATGGTCGTAACTCTGTAGAAGAAGAAATCAAGTTAACTGTTGACCGTGTTCCTGGCGACAAAGGTCAAGAAGCTTTAAAAGAGTCAGTTAAAAATTTCAAGCAATTACGTTTATGGATTTGGGAAGTTAAGAAACGTGACGGTAAACATCATGGTACTTTCGCTTATGTAATTGTAGAAGAGCACGAATGGTCATTTGATGATGAGGATGACAAAATCGAAATCACTGCAAAAGTTAAATTTAACAGTGCGGACGGTTCTGTTGATTCATTACCACCAGAATGGCTCAACCCTAGTGCTGCTGCTCCTACAGTTGAATGGGAAGATATGGGAGCTTATACAGACTCATACGAAAACCGTACACCTAGTGCTGGTGCATAAGTTTTACGAGGGCATTAAGCCCTCTATTTTTTTGTACAAAATAACAGAAAGAGGTTAAAGAATGACTGAAAATACAATCAATCCTATTACTACATTAGAGTTCAACGGAGAAGAAGTAGAGGCAAAAGCTACTTTCTTATTTGATAAAACTGCTAAGAAATTTGCTAAGGACGAGCAAGACGAAAATGGTAAAACAACTAAAGTGTCTGGTTTCAATGCTATCTATAATGGTATTTTAGAACGTGATCCAATTGCAATTGCAGACTTTTGGGAATGTGCAACAGCTTATCTAGGTAAGAATGCACCTAAACGTGAAGATATCGAACAAACACTAATGGAAATTATTGACGAAAAAGAAGACTCTATCGAATTATTACAAGGTGCATTGCGAGTATTAAATCATAGTGGTTTTTTCAAGCAGAAATCACGTCTATTCTGGACACAAATGAACTCGGCTCCATCTATGGTGAAAGAAGAAGAAAAAGAGTCTACGAAGAACGGTATCGAGTTCATGAAGAACAATTACAAAGAAATCATGGGCGAGCTACCTTACTAGATTATTCAGAAATACGGCAGATAACCAGTCAATACATAGGCTATCTTCCTTATGATGAATTAATGAGTTTGACGCCTAATGAATGGAAAGACTGGGTTGTAGGTCGTAGATTGGCGTTACTTGATGAACAAGAAACTTTATTATTTGGTGCTCAAGCTAACGGTCTTGTACAAGCTGGTAAATCACTTAAACGATTACAGAAGCAGTTAGAGCGTGCAAGATACGAAGTACGTGGACAGTCAGAAGAATACGAACGTATGAAAGAACGTAAGTTAGCACATAACAAACGCATTAGAAATGTTCAGAAACAAGGTACACGACGCTTTATGAATTCATTACGCAATACTAGTCAAAAAGGAGGTTAGCCATGAATAAAAACTTTATGGCTCGTATATCGGCGATCATTACAGATTTCCAACGGAATATCAGAAAAGCTCAACGTATGGCAAAAACTGAAATACCCGATGAAATCGAAACACAAGTCGATGCCAACATAAGTAAATTTAAACGAGCCTTAAACACTGCAAAAGCAATGGCTCAACGTTGGCGAGAACATACCGTTGATATAGACGGTAACAACAACCCTATCAAACGAGCAATTGCAGTAGTTAAAGAGAAATTACAGCAATTAAGAGATAAAGAAGTAGATATTAAAGGTAACAACAACCCCTTAAAACGTTCAGTATTAGGTGCTAAAGCTATGCTTGCAACCTTACATGATAAAACGGTAAAAGTTAACTTTGATACAAGGGGAATGACAAGAGCTCAAGTATTAACTAGAGCTTTAAGTCAGTCTTTAGATGAATACGGCGACAAAATGGATAGATTAGCTACTCGTATTCGTACATTTGGTACTGTGTTTGGACAACAAATCAAAGGTGTGCTAATCGCTAGTTTTCAAGGTCTTATTCCTATTATAGCTGGTTTAGTACCCGCCATCATGGCAGTAGCTAACGCATTAGGCGTAGTTGCTGGTGGTGCATTAGGTGTAGCTGGTGCATTTGGTATTGCTGCAAGTGGTGCGTTTGCATTTGGTGCTATGGCAGTAAGCGCAATTAAGATGTTGAGTGATGGAACGTTAGAAGCAACAGCACAAACTAAACGTTATGAGGCTTCTTTAGAAGAAGTTCAATCAACATGGGAAAGTATTATCAAACAAAACCAAGCACAAATCTTCAATACGTTATCTAACGCTTTAGACACTGTTAACCTAGCTTTAGGGCGTATGAAACCATTCTTAGCAGGTATCTCTAAAGGAATGGAACAAGCGTCACAGAGTGTCTTAAAATGGGCTCAAAACAGTCAAACCGCCAGCAAATTCTTTAACATGATGAATACAACAGGCGTTAAGACATTCAACACATTATTAAGTGCTGCAGGACGTTTTGGTGACGGACTTATTAATGTGTTCACGCAGTTAGGTCCACTATTCTTATGGACTGCTAAAGGTTTAGATAATTTAGGTAAGAAGTTCCAAAACTGGGCTAACAGCGTAGCAGGTCAGAACGCTATTAAATCATTTATTGAATACACTAAAACTAATTTACCTAAAATAGGTCAAATATTTGGCAATGTATTCATGGGTATTGGTAACTTGATGAAAGCATTTGCTCAAAACAGTTCTAATATCTTTGATTGGCTAGTTAAAATGACTGCTAAGTTTAGAGAATGGTCTGAACAAGTTGGTAAATCTGAAGGGTTTAAAAAGTTTGTTCAGTATGTACAAGAGAATGGTCCAGTCATTATGGATCTAATCGGTAATATTGTAAGAGTATTGGTTGCGTTTGGTACTGCAATGGCGCCAATAGCAAGTGTGATATTAAAAGTAGTAACAGCATTAGCTGGTTTCATAGCTAAATTGTTTGAAACACACCCAGCTATAGCTCGAATGGTTGGTATAGGTATGATACTCGGTGGTATGTTGTGGGCTTTACTAGCACCAATCATCGCAGTAAGTACAATGCTATCTAATGTGTTCGGTGTAGGTTTAATCCAAGCTATCGGTAAAATGTTAGCTTTTGCTAGAAACACTCAAATACTTAGAAGTGCATTAAACTTAGTAAAAATAGCTTTCAGGCTCCTTATGAGCCCTATTAGTACAATTATGCGTATCTTACCTATGTTAAGTGGTGCTTTCCAAGCATTGGGTGTAGCTATAGGTGCGATTTCATGGCCTGTATTGGCTATCATAGGCGTTATCGTTGCTTTAATAGGTATTATTGTTTGGTTATGGAAAACAAACGAGAATTTCAGAAAAACTTGTGTTGAAGCTTGGAACACAATTAAAGATACGATAATGAACGCTGTAAAAACAGTGATTAACTGGTTTAATCAGTTCAGAGCGTCTATCGAACAAACGCTCCAACCAATTATGCCTATCTTACAAATGTTAGGACAAGTTGCAAACCAAGTTCTCGGCTTCTTATTCATCAGCCTTATCAATGGTTTAGTAACTGCTTTCCAATCTCTTTGGACTGTGATTTCAGTAGTATTCACTGCGATAGGTGGAATACTACAAGCTGCTACGCAATTGATTTTCGGTTTGTTTACTGCATTAATACAGCTCCTTACCGGAGATTTTTCTGGCGCTTGGCAAACTTTACAAACTACGATTTCTAATGTAATGACTACGATTTGGAATACCATATTGTCAATTTGGGGCCAAATTTCTAACTTCATATTCAATGTTTTGAACAGAATACTTGGTACTAATATTACAAGTTGGAACCAAATTTGGTCTGCGATTTCAGGTGCAGTTACTAGAATATGGAATACAGTATCAAGTTGGTTTTCACGTGTAGTTTCAACTGTTGCTCAAAAAATGATGCAAGCATTAAGTCGCATCATTTCTGGTGGTGCTCGTTGGGTTTCAAGTATCATTTCTGCGATGAGTAGATTTGTTCAAGGCGTGGTTAGTGGTTTTGTTAGAGTTGTATCACAAGTGGCTTCTGGTATGGGTAGAGCTGTTTCCAAAGTCAGAAGTTTCTTCGGAAAAATGGTATCTGCAGGATTGCATATTGCTTCAGGTATTGCACGAGGTATTGCGAATGGCGCAAGTAGAGTTATAAATGCTGCCGCAAACATTGCTAAAAAAGCAGTTAGTGCAGCTAAAAACGTACTAGGTATTCACTCACCTTCACGTGTATTCAGAGGCATAGGTGGATACATTTCTCAAGGTTTAGGTATTGGTATTATGGAACAAAGCAATAGTGCTATTAATGCCAGTCGTCGTTTAGCGAAAGATGTAACTAACGCATTTAGCCCTGATTTAAACACTGATTTAACATCAGACTTAACAGGTGGATTAAATAGCGATGTGAACGCACATATGAGTAAAGACGTACGCCATAGCATGCAAGAGAACAATAAACCTATCGTTAATGTGACTGTTCGCAACGAGTCGGATATACCAGCTATTAAATCTTACATTGAAGATTCCAACTCAAAAGACGCAAGTTTCGGATTATTTTAAAGGAGTGATTGTTAATTGATATTACATGATGTTGAAGTTTACAAAGATAAAGAACGTTTGCGTATTAGTGACAATCGCTTCACTGGTACTGCGTTGAGAGTTGTTTCTTACGACGTTAAAGGTGCTGGCTATGACCGAAAGTTTGATGAAATTGATCGTGTTAACGGTAGATTTCATAATGCTACTAAAGAAGAAAAGAAAAGTATATCTATGACGGTTAGATACGATGTAGAAAAGATAGCTTATGCTTCTCATTTAAAAGCGAACATACAAGCTATGCTCAGAGGTCATTTTTATCTTAGAGAATTAGCAGCGTCTGAAAGTGAAATTAAATTCGAGAATATATTCGAACCTAAGGAACAATCTTTTGAACTAGAATATGTTGACGGCAGGCAGATACTTGTTGGCTTAGTTAATGAAGTGTCATTCGATACTACTAAAACGTCAGGTGAATTCACACTAGATTTCGAAACGATTGAATTACCATACTTTGAGAGTATTGGGTATAGTACAGATTTAGAAAAAGAGAGTGGTAACTTGAATAAATGGGGTATTCCAGACAAAAACCCGTTCAATACATCTCATAAAGAACGTAGATACACATTCTATGACACTAAAGTGGGCGATGTATATTACGGTGGTACAGCTGAAATTAACCAATTCAACCAAGATAGTGTTGTAGAAATGGTTCTAGGAGAAAACGTTAGCAAAAAAGATAGTGACGGTTTCAACTTCTACATGACACATAGCGACATTATGAAAATAAGTGGTTTAGAGTTGAAAGCAGGTGATGTTATCAAATTTGACGGCATTCATGTATATCGTAATAACTTACGCATTGATGATTACAACAAGACAAAACAACAACCTGTATTAATGCCTGGTTGGAATACCTTCCATACTACTAAGAAACTTCAAAAAATTACGTTTAAACATAAAAGATATTACTTGTAAGGAGGTTGCTTAATTGCCAATTTTATTAAAAACGTTACAGGGCATTGGGCAATCCCTACCTGTAGAAACAAAATTAAATGAGAAATTAAATGAAGATGGCTCCTTAGAAATAGAAATGGTAGAAAACAAAGCTACATTTGACGCTATAGGGGCTATTACTAAAATGTGGACGATTACAGGTGTTGGTGGTGCTGATGACCTAAACGAATACCGTATCGTTATGTTAGACAAAACAACTGTAGGTCAAAAGGAAAAGTTAACAATCAAAGCGCGTCCTGTTGAATTAGATGACCTAAACAATTTAAGGGTGTACGAAGTATATAATGGTAGTTTTACAGGAAAAAGCTACTTTGATTTAGTTTTTAAAGATACTGGATATAAGTACGAATTACACGCTAAGGTTTCATCTTCTAGGTTTGAAAATCTAGGTAACCACGACACTAATTTAGAATTATTCAAAAAAGGTTTGGAAAGATATAACTTAGAATATGAATATAACGCCAAAACAAAGACGTTTCATTTATATGATATTGTTCAAAGAAAAGCTAACTATTACATTAAAGCAGGTGTCAATGCTAATAATGTAAAAGTCCAAGAAGATGCTTCTAAGTGTTACACATACATTAGAGGTTATGGTGGCTTTGATGAGCAACAAACTTTCAACGAAGCCAGCTTGCAATATGAGTATACACACCCCTTAGCTGACTTAATAGGCAAACGTCATGCGCCACCTGTTGTAGATGGACGCATAACTAAAGGGGATACACTCAAAAAAGCTATGGAGTTAGTTATACAAGAGAGTTTAAAAACATCTGTAACACTAGACTTCATTTCTTTGCAAAAACACTTTAAAGAAGCAGTACCTAGAGTTGGGGATATTGTTAATGTAATCGATGACTTAATAGGGTTAAATGAGTTTGTTAGAATTATCGAAATCACTACACAACGAGATATTAACAACAAGATTATCAAACAAGACGTAGTACTTGGGGAATTCAGATTACAAGATAGATATATGAAAGCAGTAAATACTGCTGCAAATTATGTTAAAGCTATCAAGTCTAACAAATCTGATCCAGCTAAAGACCTAAGGATGATTCAAGCTCAAAACAACGCAAATACTAAGACTGCACAAGATTTGCAGAAGAAAACCGATGAAATAAAAAGAAGGTTAGAAAACGCGCATGCTAAGAGTGTTACAACTGCAAACGGTACTATTGTTCACGACTTTACACCTAAGTCTAAGATTAGGAAAATTAAAACAATAGGTACTATTGGAGATTCTGTCGCTAAAGGTACTGGCGCTAAAACTAACTTTACTCAAATGTTAGCTAAGAAGATAAAGGCTAAATCAACAAACTTAGCTGTTAGTGGTGCGACAATGAGCACAAACAAAGATAATAGCATTTATGAACAAGCGACTAAAATTAAAGGTGATTTAATCATTGTTCAAGGTACAGATGATGATTGGACTAATGATATTAATATAGGCACTGATAAAACGGATACTAAAACGTTTTACGGTGCCTTTTATAGTGCTATCACTAAAATCAAGAGTAATAACCCTAACTCTAAAATAATTGTTATGACACCTACTAAACAATGTTATATAAAAGACGGAAAAACCGTAAGAAAAGACACTACTAAGAACGATTTAGGTCATACTTTAGCTGATTATGTAGATGTTCAAATAGACGCTTGTAACGAACTGGATATACCTGTGTATGACGCTTATCATTCAACACAATTCAAACCCAATATACCTTCGTACAGAAAATCGAGTATGCCTGACGGGGTACACCCTAATGAAAAAGGGCACGAGGTCATTATGTATGAATTGATTAAAAACTTTTATGGTTTTTATGGCTAAGGAGGTCAAAAAATTTGAAATTAGATAACTTAATTACGAAACTTCACTCGTACTTTAGTCAAAAGTTTGTAAGTCAAATTGAGAATAACTTCGAACAAATAAAATACTGGACTAATAAAAGTGATGATAGCTTTAACGAGCATTTAACCACACAAAAAAATGCGCATACAACTGATCAAATCAAACACAAAACTACAAAAGGTAAAGATGTCGTATTATCTAATCATGAAAATTATCAAGATGAACTTATTGAACATCTTGTGTTAGGTCATAACGGTGATGGCAATAACGAATTAAAAGCTAGTCACACATCAATGGACGCTCAAAGTTTCGATTCTTTACACCAACGTCTATATCACGACTTTTTAAGAGAAAGTAACGCTAGAGAAGAACTAAGAGCCGACTTAACTAAGAAAATACAACGTATTGTTAACGTTGATGACTTTGGCGGAGATCCTACAGGTCAAAAGGACAGTACGAAAGCTTTCCAAGACGCATTAGGTAACGGCAATGTACAGGTAACTATGAGTGGTGGTACTTACCTTACAACAGGTATTAAAATGCCTAACAACTCTCGTTTGGTAGGACAAGGTAAAGACATTACTACAATTAAGTTTATGGACGAAACACCTGCAGAAAATATTGGTATCACTAACTTAAAAATGAGTGGTGGAGCTGAAAACATTTCATTAGAAAGTTTTTCGTTCAACGGGAATAAGTTTAGACAAAATAAAACACTTAAAGCTACCGGTGGTTCTCGTTCATCTAACATTAGATTTGCGGGTGTAACTAATGGATATATCTATAACGTTAAATCATATGACGCTTTACTACACTGTATCGATGTAACATATGCAAATGACAATTATTACTACGAAGGCGATGGAAACAGAGTGCCTTACGCATTAGAAAGTAAGCATATTCATATTGATAATTGTGAGGTATATGGTTGCGGAGATGATGGTATCACTACCCATCACTCTCGTTACATTACAATTTCTAATTGTTATGCACATACACCAACAGGTGGAAGTAATAACAACGGTGTAGAAATTGACGATGGCTCACAATATGTGTTCTTATCAAACAACAGAACCAAAGGTAACTTCGGTGGTTTAGAAATCAAAGCACACAGTAATGCAAGTGCTGCAAGTGGTGTGTTCGTTAACGGTCACGTATCAATCGAAGATACAAGAGCTTACAACATTCGACACATCGGTCATCATAGAGCTAAAACGGACAATAAAAGTTTGACTGCTTATGACGTGGTGCTAAATAATTGCTTAGCTTTAAACCCTAAATACAATGGTGTGTATCCAGGCTCAACACCTAGAGCATTATTAATCAGTGCTTATAAAAATGTATCAGTCAATAATTTCACTGCAATTGGTGATGATGATTTTGGAAAATTAGAAGGTGGAAAACTAGATAAAAAACAACCAGCAATAGCCATCCAATTCATGTCCGAAAACATCTCGCTTAATAATATTAATGTGCGTAACTTTAAAAATGCAGAAGTAGATATTAGATTATTTGGCGGAGATAATAGACCTTCAAGAGTTATTTTAAACAATATCAATATTTGGAATTCATCTAACAATATCGGTATCGGTGTTGGAAGTAAAATATACGATACTAAAATAACTAATTGTAACTTACACGGTAATGGTTCGGGCATAGGATTACGTTTGACAAATAACCACGCTATGATTAGTGGTATCACAGCAAACAATTATTCAACACCTGCATGGATAGCCGGCGAAAAATACGACACACCTCCTACAGTTGGAAAAGGTGGTGCTAGTATAGCGTCTACAGGAAGTGCAGGCGTAGCTAATGCTAGTGCAGTTATTGCGTCAACAGGTGGTTCGAAAGCATACAGTAATCGTAGCTTTGTATTAGGTTCTGGTGCTAACTCCAAATCTTATGGATCACGTAGTGGTATTATCAACTCGTTAAATTCAGAAACAGACAAGTCAGGACACACACAATTAATTCTTAATAGTAATCGTGTTAAGTCACCTGGTAACTATCATGTTGTCGCTGGATATGGTTCTAGTGGTAATGCTTCTACATCTAACATTAAATTTGATTTAAGCACTTATTCAGGAAACTTAACTTTAGCCGGTCAACTTAAACAAGATAGTGCCGATATCGCAGAGTTATTTGAGTCACAAAATGGATTAGCAATCGATTTAGGAACTATCGTTACATTAGACGGCGATAAGATAAGAAAAGCACAACCTAATGACACACCAATTGGCGTTATATCTGGAACTGCTGCATTGGTAGCAAATGAAAAAACATTCCACCATAAAGATAGATTTTTAAAAAATGAGTATGGAGTAACGATTACAAACAGAAAACAAGTTGAATTTGTAGACGATGAAGGAAATGTTTCTTTCGAATGGCGTGACATACCAGTAGAAAACCCTGAATATAACGACAAAATCGATTATCAATCACGTTCAGAACGACCTGAATGGAATGTAGTCGGATTATTAGGTCAAATCTACACAAATATTGAAAAAGATGTTATACCAGGCGATTATATCAATGGTAGAGCAGGTGTAGGTTACAAAGATAATGTGAACGGTAAAGGCAGAGTCATGAAGATAACTTCTGAATACACTGAAGAACGTGGCTGTGCAATAGCATTAGTATTGTGGGGTGCTAAATAATGGAGTTAGAAAAAGTAGGTAAACTTGATTTAAATGAAGAACCATATTTACAACCGATATCTAATAGAGGTATCGGTTTTTATAATCTCGATAAAAACACTGCTAAATTTCAATTTGTAGTACAAAAAGATAACAAACCTTTGTTAATCAGCGATAAGAATGTTAAAGGTTATGCTTTCTTTAAAGCTGCGAACGGAACAGAAGAAAAACGACCTAGTACATCGGGTGTATTAGACGTAGAATTCATTGATCCAATGAAAGGATTAATAGGTATTACGGTACCTCAATGGTTTCTGAAAAATGTTGTCGATTCTGAAGTGTTGGGTGAAATTTACTTATCACTCAATGATGTGAATAACGTAGGGAAAGACGACACTGTTGTGTTAGGTACTTTTAAATTCACGGTACGCGACAGTCTTATCAATCAAATAGAAAGCGACATTAAAGTATCTTATATTCGCATGTTTGATGATTTGCGTTCGGAATTAGAAAAGAAAGTGCAACAACTTAAGCAAGATATAGGCGATACACAAACGTTGATTGAAACTATAAGACAAACAGCTGAAGAGTACCTCATTAAAATAAATAAGGCTCAAGCAGACGCTCTTATTGCCATTACAGACGCATTATTGTCGTCTAACCAAAGCATCGAGTTAGAGAGAGAAGAAGCGTTAAGACAAATAGATGCTAAACGTGACGCTATCAAAACGGATTATGATTTAGCTTCAGATACATTCAAAAAAACTTATGATAGCAATGTGGATGCTTTTAATTCAAATGTTAATCAAGCTAACACAACAATTGACGAAAAACTACAAACATTTAATGAAACTCTTGAAAGAGATGGCTTTACTACTCCTGAATATGTAGAAAGTAAGTTTACAGAAAAGGATTGGCAAAAATTTAAATTAACAAATGATGATGGTACTAATTTTTATGATGCTAACCTACAAATAGATTTCGATAATAACGAACAATTAATGTCTTTACCGGTAGGAACTAGATATGTTGTTCTTACTTTGAACAACCCAGCTGGAACAAATAATAATGGGTGGTTAACAAAGTATAAAAGAAATGGAGGTGCAGTTCTAATACAATACCAACCTTACAATTCAACTGTAATCTACCAAAAAAGATTTTATAAGAGTTGGAGTGGTTGGGAACGTGTCGGTTCAGATGTTGTAGATACTGGTTGGATTGATTTACAACTAGTGAACAGTGCATCACCTCATAACGACTTAGTTTCTAAAGGTGGCTTTACTAGTGCGTACAGAACAATCACACAAAATGGAATTACTAAGAAAATGTTACGCATTAATGCTACAACGATTAAACATGGACAGACCATTGCACTTTTACCTAAAGAATTCGTCAAAAACTTAATGTTTTTCTCAATAAGTGCACCTAGAAACAAAAATAGTGGACGTATTTCGTTGAACACATCAGGAACAGTGAATTTTGACGCTACTGTAGATCCATCAGCGTGGACTGATACAGATTATATTTACGGTCAATATGAATGGACGGAGTGATGAAATGAAAGTAGTTTATTTATGGAAAAATGGACAAGCAATTATTGTTCACAAAAACGAAGAAGATGAATATGTTTATCCTGATGAAAAATGGACAGAGAACCAACCTCCTCAAGGTATCATCTTACCTTGCTATTATGACGGTAAACAATGGGTTGGACAAACCCAAGATGAGCTAGAAAAGATGTTGCCTGAAATAGAAATTCCTGTTGATAACAAAGATATTGCTATAGCTAAATTAACTAGCTTAGTTGTCGATTTACAAGAAGAAGTTATGAGTTTGAAGCAGAACATCGCACTAATAACTGAAGAACAAGCAAATCAAAAATTGGGGGAAGCGTAATATGGATAAAGTAGTAATCGATTTATATAAGAAAAAATTATACACTGACGAAACTTTCAAAAAGTTTGTTAGAGTTGGTTGGATTACTCCGGAACAATTCAAAGAAACTACAGGTAAAGATTACGAACCGCAAGTTAAATAACTTGTGGTTTTTATTTTAAGTGAAGTAGGTGTATTAACCTTGAAGAAAATAAACACATCAGACTTAATGTCCAACCTTTTACTTTTATTGTTAGCTGTTACAGGTGGAATAAGAAGCTTAGAGTGGATTGATAAAACGGTAGATGAACTAGAAAAAATATCTCCTTTGTATACCAAAATAAGTCTTTATTTTGACATTCAGACTATGGGTTGGTTTATGTTAATAGGTTCATTCATTCTTATTACAGCGATGTTCTTAGATGGTAAAGCATATGCTATATTCATCGTTTTAGGTAATAGTTTAAGTGGTTTCATCCATATACTTTTCGGTTTATTGTCAGTAAGTGGTGCAGAGATGTTCACGACCTATTACATTAATTTGAGTGTTGGTATCATACAAATCATCTTGGTTGCAATTGGAGTTTTGATTTTATGCAAAAAACAATAGAAGAACAAAGAATTACTAGCTTAGAAAAACGTATGGATAAAGCCGAAACTAATATAGATAAAACAACTGAAAAGTTATACAAAGTTGATGAAAAACATGACGATAGATATACGGAAACGATACAAGTTATTACAGAATTAAAAGGTACATCTGCTAACACTGAAAAAAATACGGATAGAATGGCGAATAGCATAGAAGGACTTGTGAAAGAGTTGAGGCAATCAAATTCTAATACAAATAGGCGTTTTGAAGAAGTTAACGAAGAAGTAAGGGATATCAGAAAAACATTAGATAGCAAGATTGAAGATAAGCAATTTATATTGGAAGAAAAGAAATTATCTAATAAAACTTTAGGCGCTATACTTGTAGGTGCATTCGCACTATTAGAAACACTAAGTAAAGTAATTGCCCCTTTGCTATTTGGAAACTAAGTCGGTACTTATGTATCGACTTTTTATTATGCCAGAAATGAGGTGGATATATGGGATTACCTAGCCCTAAAAAAAGAAAACCTACTGCTTCGGAAGTTGCAGCATGGGCCAAAAGAATGATTGGCAGAAGAGTTGATGTAGATGGTTATCATGGAGCTTAATTAATGGGTTCCATGTAAAAAAATAATGTGAATTGCTGGGACACCCTTAGAGCCTTAATAACTACAACGTAACTGGTAACGGTAAGCGTGAAAGTTAAAAAATATTAAGGATTGGGCAATCAGCAGGCAAGCCTCTATGGTAATAGTAGAGGAAGCTTCAACGACTATGTACTATCAATTGATAGGCAGTGCATTAAATATTCATGTGTGATACAATGTATTTGACGATTGATAAGGAGTGGTCAAATGGACATTGTAGGAATGCAGTTTAATTATCTTAAAGTTCTAGAGTTTTATGGCAGAAATAAACATAAAAAGAAACTATATAAATGTTACTGTACGAGATGCGGTAATGAAAAAATAATGATTGGTACCGAAGTGAAAAATGGTTATTCTAAAAGTTGTGGTTGTTTGAATAAAGTTAGTCATTCTAAAAAACATGGTATGACTGGAACTTTAATTTATAATAAATGGAAAGGTATGAAGCAACGATGTTACAACTCTAACTATGATTTTTACAGCGCATATGGCGGTAGAGGTATAAAGGTTTGTGATGAGTGGAAAGATGACTTTATGCAATTCTACAAAGATATGGGGGATGTACCATTCGAAGGTGCTGAATTAGACAGAATTAACAACGATGACGATTATAAACCATCAAATTGCAGATGGGTTAGTCATGAAGAAAATTCAAACAATCGACGAAAATATCATAATAAGACAGGATATACAGGAGTAACTTACAAACCACATCTAAACAAATATCAAGCGCAGCTTTACAAAAACAAGAAATTTATATACTTAGGTGTTTATGAAACTGCAGAAGAAGCACACTTAGCTTATAAAAAAGCTAAAAATGAATATTAAGATATAGTCTAGTCTCATGTGAAAGCATGAGGCTCTTTTTATAGAGCAATTTAACGTTACACAAGCGTATTAAGAAATTAATGCGGGGAAAGGCGTTAAGTTAAATACAAACGCAATGTTGGGATCTACCAAACTACATTTTCAATAGATATTGGCATTTTAAAACAACAGGAAATGCGATTGCTATGGCATGGTACAGATACCCTAAAGGCTTCAAATTCTATAGGAACACTAGAAACTTTGTTCCGAAACCCGGAGATATGGCTGTATGGGGTACAGGTTCTTTTAATAATGGCACAGGACATACAGCTGTTGTAGTAGGTCCATCTAACAAGCGTTACTTCACCAGTGTGGATCAAAATTGGCGAAATGCAAACGGTTATACCGGTTCTCCCGGTTCGTTAGAAAAACACACATACTATGGTATAAGTGGGTTCGTCAGACCTCCCTACCACGCAGAAACTAAGAAACCATCGAAACCAAGTAGTACACCGTCCAAACCCTCTAATGAAAACACTCCTAAAAACACAAAAGAACAAACGAAACCTATAACTAAAGAGGTTACCAAAGTTTCCTATACATCGTTCGCATATGATTTAGACGATGATTTGGAATATATTTATCATTATATGGTTGAAGGGCAAAAGTTGATAGGGAAAGTAAAAGGTATATATATCAAAGAGAGTACACATATGCGTTCTGTTGAAGAATTGTATTTACAACGTAATAAATATGTGAATGAAGATGAATACCCTCATGTATATATTGACCGTGAGCGTGTATGGACACCTAGACCTGATTCAGAAGAAGCACCAGAACATCCAGGTTGGCTTGTTATGGAAGTTTGCGGAGGACAAACGGATAGTAAACGCCAATTCATGCTCAATCAAATCAGAGCATTAATCTACGGCGTTTGGTTGCTAAGTTGGAGCAAGGTAAAACTTTCTGAATCGTCAATCAAAGCAGATCCTAACATATGGCGTTCTATGAAAGATTTAATCAATTACGACTTAATCAAAAATGGTATTCCTGATGAAAGCAAATATAAAGAAGTCGAAAAGAAAATTATCGGTTTATATTTGAAAAGAGATAAATTACTTACAGAAACAATTACTACAACAACTACAAAGACAACGATAAAAATTAAACCTAAAACTTCGGTCGACAATCCTTCACAGAACGATAAGTCGACAGGCAAAAAGACAAACAGAACTTCAAATAAACCTCGTGTAGTTGTAGAGAAAAGTAAATATACTTTCCAACAAGCGCTTAATGCACAAATGGCTCATGGCATGCCTCAAAAATCTTATAGTTGGGGTTGGGGCAATGCTTCTAGGTCACAAACAAGTAAGTATATGAATCCTAACACTATATGGAATAGTTCTGTACAAAGGTATCAAATGTTGGATTTAGGTAAGTATCAAGGTATATCAGTAAGTAAGTTGAATAAGATACTTAAAGGTAAAGGTACATTATCTGGACAAGGTAAAGCTTTTGCAGATGGTTGTAAGAAGTACAATGTAAATGAAATTTACTTAATCGCTCACGCTTTCTTAGAGAGTGGATATGGTCGTAGTAACTTTGCTAGTGGACGTTATGGTATCTACAACTACTTTGGTATTGCAGCTTACGACAACAACCCTAACGCTTCTATAGCATACGCTAGACGTCAAGGGTGGACGAGTCCACGTAATGGTATTATAGGTGGCGCTAAGTTCGTTAGAAAACAATTCTTCAACAAAGGTAAAAACACATTATACAGAATGCGTTGGAACCCTAAAAACCCTGGACATATGCAATACGCTACTGCGATTGAATGGTGTAACTTCCAAGCTACAACTATTAGTAGCTTATACAAAAAAGTAGGTGCAAAAGGTATGTACTACATTAGAGATAAATATAGATAACAAGGCTATTCACTGTGAGTGGGTAGCCTTTAATAACTAGAAAAGGTGGTTTCTAATGCTAATAAATGTACTTAATTTAAATGACTCACAAGACGGCAATCGCATTAAACAAGGTGACTTATCGCACATGCGATACATCTTATCTGACACTAACAACGACGACTTAAAACTAGACGGATTACCTGCAAAAGTTTTTCTCACTGACAATACAGGTGTCAAATATATCTACGACACTACAGTTAGGCAATATGACAATAACTATGTGTGTGATGTTGTAATCAATCAAATTATCCCCGCAAACACGTATTCATTAGAAATATGGGTGGATAACAAGTATGTATTCCCGTCTGACAATAAAGCGAAAATTCAAGTGACAGAGAGTGTGATTGGTAGACAATTAATCAACACACAAAACCATGATTTATGGCAAGA